AAGCTATGTGACATGCCTAAGATATTGGCATCTCACTAACTTTCACAGCAAATTTTGTTTTGCGTTCGATCGGCATTATGCTCACTTGCAGAAGGTGTTCAAAGACTTAACAGTCAAAGAACTTCCCAAAGCATTTAAGGGCATGTTAGCCGATTATTTCTCTCTTCGTACCTCACAGGAAAGACCTGTTGTACCAATCCCTGGTACACAGTTATTCCCTGTGAAGTATGGTCGTAAGATTAGACAGGCTACCGGTACACTTAAAAAGCGTATTGGTACCCTGTGGGATCTCATGCAATGTAAGGTCTTAGCGAAAGAAGTTGATTCTTCTTTTGTCAAAGATACTCTTATAAAGCATCGAGAGACTGTTTCTAAGGTCTGTAAGACAGACCCCAAGCTTATTGAAGAATTCCAAGAATTCATCAAACCATGGGTTGCAGGTGTAGGAGAATCGTTGAAAAACAATCCTCGTACAAAACTTGCAACCACTCATGCGTGTTTGGAATCCAATCGTGGCCGTGGTGGTGTTAGAAGCGTTCTAAGAATCGAAGATTCTGAACTAATCCAACCCACTGAGCCCCGTATTGATCCAATCACCATAAGTATTCATGGTAAGCCTGGTGCTGGTAAATCGTTAATACAGTCCCGTATAGCGAAACTTTTAGCTGAAAAGCTAGAAGCTAGTTACACAGATACTGTATATTGCAGAAACTCTCAATGTGATCATTGGGATGGTTACAACAACCAACCCCTTGTGATTATTGATGATTTCTGTCAATCAACGATTAACTACATAGAAACAGGTGATAGGTCGATTGGGGAGTTCATAACTTTGAACTCCACAACTGACTATATCACTCCCATGGCGAAATTGGAGGATAAGGGAAAGAAGTTTACTTCTCCTCTTATCGTCTATTCGTCCAATCTTTCAACCTCCTGTGTGTCAGCGATTCTGGGCAAAACTGTCCAGACTCCTGACGCGATTCTTCGAAGGTGGGACATTTCTGTTGATATTGATAATCTAACTGCTTATACTTTGTATAAGGAGGGAGAAATTCAAAAACTCAAGAGAAAAGTCATCCATCGCTTTAATAATATTTCAGAAATTGCACCTTGGATTGTTTCACAACAACTCCAACTATGGCGCGATAAATCTGTTTTTTATCAAAGCATATTCGAAGATCACATCTATCAACCAATCTCTACATCTGGTCAGTACTTCTACAAGTTCAAGACTACAGAGCCTTCCTCTAACGAGGTAAAGGTCTCAGCTATTCTTGAACCATTGAAGGTTCGGACAGTGACAGTAGGTACTGCAGACAATTGGGTCCTTAAACCCTTACAGTCTGCCATGTTGGATGCTCTTAGAGCATTCCCCAGCATGAAACCCTGCTTCACTCCCGAATATACTGATGAAGTTCAGTGCCTTTTTGAAAAAGAAGGACTGATCCTCTCCGGTGATTATTCGTCTGCCACAGACGGACTTCACTCGGACATATTTAGAGCTGGTGTTGAAACCTTAGCTTCAGTCTGCGACCCTGCACTATTTAAGATAGTACAAAGGGAAGCAGGCGTGCACACAGTCACCTATCCCAAGAAATATGGGATTGAGGATGCTTACCAGACAAATGGACAACTGATGGGATCACTCCTATCATTTCCATTCTTATGTCTAGTAAACGCCTTCACCGTGCACAAGGCTACGGGTAAATCTTTGAAAGATATACCTGCCTTGATACACGGAGATGATCTGTTAGGTAAGATGACACAACAAGAATATGATCTTTGGAAACATATCTGTCCACAGATTGGCCTCGGCCTTTCTATTGGAAAGAACTATGTTTCTAGATCATGGGGATCTATCGATTCACAGGTATATTTATATACTGATAAAAAGGTAGTCCGTCTTGGTACTGGAAAGTACAAGTGTTATCTGCCGCGTGCAGAGCAAATGGTAACAACTCTATTGAAAAAGGGGTTAGATAAGGGTCTCGTGGTCGGTTTGATGAACCGCACAGGATACTCTCGTTTGACACCTCGATCAATAGATGTAGATGTAAAGTTTGGTGGTCTTGATCCTCACGGATTAGAGCCCCAAACTGCACAGGATCGGTTAATATACGCCCTCCAGGTTCGTTCACAGTCTTCTAAGAAGAAAGTGGGTGATCTGGTGGAGTATACTATACCGGAAATGTGTCATGACCTGGTCCCCGACCTGATCATTGACACCGAAGAGAAAAATGTCGAACAGAAAGTTAGTACCAATTTTACGTTGTGGAAATCCCTACGAAGGCTTGAAAAAGCTGGTGTAGTGGACGCCCACTCCATATTGGAGGTACCGTACTCTCGAGTCGTCACAAAGTTGAATCCTTTCTTGGAAAACATAGTTACACAATCGAAAGATTTTGTTGCTGTGCTACAAAAGAAGGATTCGCCTAACTACTTCATGTAATATCTAGACGGTAGAACCGATAAGACATACAAGAAGGAAACGAGGTTACGTGAAATTCACACCTCTGTTAGGATTGGGTATTATACCCTACGGTTGTTATTTCGTCA